GCGTTGTGCGGCGTTGAACTCGATGTATCCCTGGACGTGACGAGTGCCGTTCGATCCTTCTTCGATCTGGTAGACCATATACGTGCACGCCTGTGATGCGTGATATATCGTGGATAGCGTTGACAATTCCTCCACTGAAGGATTGTTCAGGGTGAAGCACCAGTGACGCGCTCGAGATTGTGTGCCCGCCGAGCGTTCCGGCCCAGAAGTAGACTGGCTCGCCGCAGTGCTCGCAGATTCCTCCAAACAGCGGCATGTTGAGTAATTGTTTCCACAGATAGCACAGTTGAGATCTTCGAAGACTTGCTCCATGGTTGGAAAATTGGATAATGAACTGGGACAGAGAGGCGAGGGGTGGCACCTCGTGCCTAGTATTACCCCTCGCCTCGTGACACGTGACAAACATACACACCCCTAAGATAATATCCTGTCACGCATGTACCGTGACCAGTCCCACCCACCTTGTCATTAGGTAAAATGCCACGCTACGGATTCGACTTCGGACAGCCCCGTCAAAGGGATGAAAGGCGTATAAGGAACTACGCCAATGAGTATGCCGAGAGGCTTAATAGATGGCATGGCACAGTCAACCGTGCGGCACGTGCCGTCCGCCATGCTAGGAGGGCGCGAGATGCTATCCATGCATTTTCGCGCGGTTTTTCTGTCACCACTGGAGGAGCAGCTATAGGAAAAGCAGCTCAGTTTATCAGTGACTATTGGAGTGATTCAGATTCCATACATTATAGTAGTGATGGAAGCCAAGCTCTGGTTCAACCAACTCAACCCCCACCCGCTCAAGCAGGCCCACAATACAAAAAGCATCGCCCACCCAAACTCAATTTACAGTCTACCCAACGTTATAGGGATTGGCCAGGTCCAGACCCATCCATCCCCCAGTTCGGTCGTAATTGGTTATATCTATCAGCAACCCGATCCACTCAACGTTTCACCCACCCGTCCCTTTCAGCCAATAGGAAGAGAGTAAAGTTCGGTTCTCCCCGTACAAGACGAAAAGCCTTAAAGACTATTCGTCGAGCACTCCGTCCATTTATTCTCAAACGTCGACTCGCTGCGCGTCATCGTCAGCGTCGAGGTGCCTATTATTTAGCTACTGATTTAAGACAGGCAGCTAGAAGGGTACTTGATTTACAGAAGAAGTACATTATAGCTCACCGGATTTATAAACCAGCAATACGGAAGAATCTAGCGGCAGCGAAGAGAGCGTTGTACATAGCTCGCCGCCGTTATCGGAATGCGTTTACGTAGGTTCAGGAGGAGGCTCAGGCCTCGGCGTTCCCGCCTTCGTAGGAGGATCAGTCGTCGGAAGAGAGTGTTTAAGAGATCTCGCCGTCGTCAGCGTGCTAAGTCTTATTTTTATGGTTATTCTCAGTCTAGGCATGTACATTGCCCGGTCGGCCAGATAGTCAACGATACAATGGAATCTTCTACTCAAGGAAGTCAAGGTTTATTTGCATGGAGAGATGCTCAGGAGATATTTGAACAAGTGAAGAGTGTTGACGATTTTGCTTACCCGGGAACTTCAAGTACTGGTATTCGCGCCAATAGACATGTACTAAGTATTCGCGCCAAAGGTGAAATCACGTATCAGATTTCAAATGGTAATTTGGCGGGAGCAGCCTGGGTCAGTGTATATGTGGTTAAGCCTAGGAAGAGTATACCCAACTCTGGTATCGGAAATCCAGCATTTGTGAATAGTTTTGATATTATCAACAATAATGCCAATAGTGCATATCTGCCGGATTATGGAGATGCAACTGGTCTTGCTATTAATGCAGCTGGTACTGGAGGAGTAGTGAATATAATGCAGAATTCAACTCCGCAATCAAAGCCTACAATCAATCAGACAAATTTTGCTCATACACCGTTTATGGTTCCGAATTTTACTGAAAATTTCAAAGTTCTCAAAGTTCATAAGATGGTTATTCCTGCCGGAGGACAGTCAATGATTAAAGTTAAGACAGGATGGAAGTTTATTCCTCGTCAAGTATATCAGAAGATAGGTACAGGACTTGGAACTAGTGGAGCAGATTGGAGTGTTTATCGTCCTTGGTTTGGAAGAGAAGTTTTCGTTAGATTTCATGGACAACCTGTTCACGATACTACAACAGAGAGTAAGGTGAACTATGGATCTGTCGGTTTAGATGTGGTGGCTATCAAGAAGTATTGGTATAGCCATTCAGCCAGACCTCTACCTTCGTATAGAATGGATGCAAATGTTGGTCAGCCAACAGATATTGTAGCCCAACTACCTTCGGGTACAACAGAACCAGTAGGAGATACAGAACCAGCCCCATAAATTTTAATTAATTAATCTTAGAAATGATTCATAACTAGTTACTGAATTATGTTCCCCATTGGCGGGAAGATAGTGCCATATATTTACGCGCCTAATAAATGCATCAAAGTTTTGTACATTCTTATACCACTCGCTAGGTTTTACATTAGAAGTGAAGATTAGTTGTTTTGATCTGAAATTGATGTATCCTCCTTTACGTTCCAAGCGGAGAGGATATCTGTCACAGATTCGAAGCAGTACAGAGAATTTAATCCATCCGTAGAATTCGTCGAAGATGACGGTTTCGTGTTCGTCGTAGTCGTCCCACCATTGGTCTTGTGGTTTCCAATAGGCATTTGGATAGTTTTCGTAGCACCAGCGTGACTTTCCTGTTCCAGTTGGTCCATATAGAACGTGCACCACAGGTTCAAAGTCTCTTGGAATAGATTTGAGGTTGCGGTATCTGTCAATCCCTCTGTGATATCTGACCATTGCTGAGAAATGACTGTCCCAAAGCTCCGTCTCAGGCGTGCGGCTAATGACCGCTTCCCTAACATGGTGTAAGTCACTTCTTCTGCCAGCTCCACCCGGAATCCACTCACCGAATTCGAATGGTCCCTCTACTCGAGACTCCTCTTTCATACAGTAATCACGGGCTTGTTCCCTCGTCCCCCGCCTCTTCTCCAGATGAATCCTGGGTGAGATCAATCGTCTCACCGTTGTAAAGCGTTGTGCGGCGTTGAACTCGATGTATCCCTGGACGTGACGAGTGCCGTTCGATCCTTCTTCGATCTGGTAGACCATATACGTGCACGCCTGTGATGCGTGATATATCGTGGATAGCGTT